TGTATAAATAACAGTGAGAATGCGGATAATCCGGTTCTTTTTTTTAATCTTGCTTGATCAAAAGGAGATAACAATGACAGGCGTAAAAGTAAATACACTATTCCCACGTTCATCTTTCGTTGGATTCGATCACTTATTTAATGAATTAGACCATGTTGCAAGACATGCTAATGATTCATATCCACCCCACAATATTCTAAAAACTGGTGAGAACGATTATCTAATCGAGCTTGCTGTTGCTGGTTTTCATAGAGATGAGCTTACAATCGAAGTAAAAGATAGAACTTTGACTGTAGAAGGAACACACGTATCAAAGGGTCGCGAGTATATTCACCGCGGTATTTCCACGAAGAAATTCAAACGCACCTTTAGGCTGTCTGAGTACGTACAAGTACACGGAGCAGATCTAGTGGATGGCATCCTTGCAGTAGAATTGAAGGTAGTTATCCCAGAAGAAATGCGTCCTCGTAAAATTAACATTGGAAAATTTAACGAGGTCGAAAATGACACAACACATACTAACAGTAACCAGCTACTTATGGAATCCAATTGAGGAATTTGTAAGTTTTTTAAAAAACTGGAATAAAGCATATAAAGAACATAAAGCCATTCGGGAAACTGTAAAAGAACTTCACGCACTAACCGATAGAGAATTAAACGATATTGGTATTGGCAGAGGAGACATTTATGCAGTTGCAAGAGGAGATTCAACATTGAAACGTTCTCATGTTGGTGAAAACTCTAACTTAAAAGGATGGGTATAATGACTACAGCAGTTCTTAAATATACTTTTGCTCCACTATCAGGTTTTTGGGCATCACTATGCCACTTCGGGGAAGTCGTGGGATATGCAAGAGCAGCTTCAGAATTAGCTCGTTTAGGCTATTATGAAGAATCAAAAAATTGCATGATGATGCTTAAAAAGATAAAGGGCGAAAATTAGTAAACCCTAGAGGGGCTGGATCTACTGGCCCCTCAGATCACAACACAAACACAGGAGACTATTATGTCTAATAAAAACCCATTTGAAATTAGAGCTGATGTTTTAGAAATGGCAAAAGACTACATGGATAAGCAAACGCAACTAAATGTAGAGTTTGCTAAACAAATGTTTTCAGCAGGCCAAAAAACAGCTGAAGAACTTAAAGAAGCTATGACTCCATATTCAATGAATGAACTTATGGAAAAAGCTAAAGAAATGTATTCTTTCGTTTCGAAAAAAGATTAACTAAAGGGGCACAGTGCCCCTTTTTTATTATTGGAATTTATTATGATTAAAATTGTACGACTAAAATCAGGCGAAGAACTTATCGGAGATATAACAAAGTCTGAAGGTAATTATACTATTAAAAATGTTTCTCTTATTCTACCAACAGAAAAAGGAATAGGTTTAATGGATTTTATGCCATATTCAGATGTTCCTGAAGTAGGATTAGAAGTATCTTCTGATTTTGTTGCTTGGCTTAGTAATCCGGTTGAAGGATTACTTAAACAGTATAAATCAATTCACTCAAAAGTTATTACCCCGTCTTCAAAAATAATTATATAAAACTGTTTACTTTTGTTTAAAAGTTTGATATAATAGTACTTATATTATGGAGGTAATTCTTTGGAATTCTATACTAACGTAACTCGTTACGGAAACAGTCTTCTTTATCGTGGCTACAAAAACGGTAAACGCTTCGAAGACCGTATTAAATTTTCACCAACACTTTACGTGCCAGATGAAAACGGTACAGCGTATACTATGAATGGTATACGAGTGTCTCCTCTTTTATTTGATACAATGCGTGAAGTTAAAGACTATCAAATGCGTTGGCGTGACGTTGGTGGCGCTGATAAAATACTATATGGCCAAACTAATTTTGTGTCATCTTTCATTCAAGAAAAATTTCCAGATAATATTGAATTTGATCGTGACTTAATTAATGTTTCCACGATCGATATTGAAGTTGCTTCTGATGACGGCTTTCCAACTCCAGAAGAAGCAAACTATCCAGTGATTTCTATCACAATTAAAAATAACATTGACAACATTTATTATGTGTGGGGACTATATGATTACAATCCTTCAAATTGCATCGTTGATGGTATTAATGCCAGCAATGTATCTTACGTTAAGTGTAACGATGAACGGGAGTTACTCCTTAGGTTCTTGGCTCACTGGAATTCTGACCGCCAGTGCCCTGATGTCATTACAGGCTGGAATACTCGTTTCTTTGATATTCCGTATCTTGTAAACCGTATTACAAAAATCTGCGGCGAAGAGATGGTTAAAAAGATGTCGCCGTGGGGTGTAGTAAATACACGTTCGGTAACAACTCAAGGCCGTGAACAACAATACTATAATCTTGAAGGTATTGCATCTCTTGACTATCTCGAACTTTTCAAAAAGTTTGGTTACTCATACGGTGCTCAAGAATCTTATAAACTTGACCATATTGGTCATGTTGTTCTTGGCGAACGTAAGCTTTCTTTCGAAGAGTTCTCATCTCTTCATTCTCTGTATAAACATGATTTTCAAAAGTTTATTGACTATAACATTAAAGATGTTCAACTAGTTGATCGACTCGAAGATAAAATGGGTTTGATTACTTTGGCCTTAACTATGGCTTATCGCGGTGGGGTAAACTATACCGACACTCTTGGTACTACTGCGATCTGGGATTCAATCATTTATCGTGATCTATGCCAACAAGGTGTAGTAATTCCAGCTATTGAAGATAAGTTTAAATCAGAATATCCAGGTGGCTATGTAAAATCTCCTCATGTTGGTTTACATGAATGGGTTGTATCTTTTGATTTAAATTCTCTTTATCCAAATATTATTGTTCAATGGAATATGTCTCCTGAAACAATTGTTAATGATATTCGAGAAGATTTAAATCCAGATCTAGCTTTATCAGATAAGATTCCAAATTTTAAAGGAAATGATTATGCCTTAGCTGCTAATGGTGTATACTTTAGAAAAGACAAACAAGGTGTATTACCAAAAATTATTGTTGACTATTCAAATGAGCGTAAAGCTGTAAAGAAACAAATGCTTGCTTCTCAACAAGAACTCGAAAAAATCGATAAATCAAATATTGTCGATAAGTATAGAGTTGAACGCGATATTGCAAGATATGAAAATCAGCAAATGGCAATTAAAATCTTGCTGAATTCTCTTTATGGCGCACTAGGCAATAAATATTTTCGATACTTTGATTTACGGGTTGCCGAAGGTATTACACTAACTGGCCAAACTGTGATTCGTTGGGCTGAACGCGCAGTGAACAAATATATGAATAAGGTTGTTGGTACCACAAATAAAGATTATGTAATTGCAATTGATACTGATTCTGTTTATGTAAACTTTGGTCCACTTGTTGAAAAGTATGTTGCTGAAGACGAAGTAAAAACAATTGATCAAATTTGTGTAGATCGGTTTCAGCCTATGCTAGAAAAATCATATCAAGATCTATATGAAAAGTTTAATTGTTATACTCCTCGAATGATTATGGAACGTGAAGCTATTGCTGATCGTGGTATATGGACAGCTAAAAAGCGGTATATACTTAATGTTCATAATAACGAAGGTGTTCAATATGCTCAGCCTAAGCTTAAAATTATGGGTATTGAAGCAATTAAAAGTTCAACTCCATCAGCCTGCCGTGATGCTTTAAAAGAGTTATTTAAAGTTATTGTTACAGGTTCTGAATATAATACACAAAAAGCAATTCAAAATTTTAAAGATTATTTCAATACTTTACCACCAGAAGAAGTATCGTTTCCTCGAGGAGTAAATGATATAATTAAATGGCGCGATCGATCGATCATTTATAAAAAAGGTACGCCAATCCATGTTAGAGGTGGTTTACTATATAATCACTATATTACAGATAAAAATCTTCACAAAAAATATACTCTTGTTCAAAATGGAGAAAAAATTAAATTCTGCTATTTAAAAGTACCTAATCCAATTAAAGAAAATGTTATTTCTTTTCCTGATTATCTACCGCAAGAATTACAACTACATAAATACATTGACTATGATACTCAATTCCAAAAAACATTTTTAGATCCAATTGAACCAATTCTTGATGCAATTGGATGGTCTGTAGAAGAAAAAGTATCAATTGAAGATTTTTTTGCTTAAGGAAACATATTATGAACAATGAAAAACTACGACGTCAACTTGAAAATTTAACAAAAAAGCATTCTCATATTCATAAAGTTATTGAAGCTTTAGAAGCTGAAAAAGCTCCTGAAGATTTAATTACAGTTAAGAAAAAAGAAAAATTAAGCATAAAAGACAAAATTGCTAATTTAAATTCTAGATTAAATTAAATGTTTGCAGAAGTTAAAGGTAAAGTTTTAGATCAAATTGCAATAGGACCTAAGAAATCACCTGGTACTAAATTAAGATTGATTGAAACTAAAAAGGGTAATCTTATTATTCAATCGTGGAATAATATATCCAATAATTGGTCAATTATGTATCGTTATGGTGATATACAAAAGCAATGGGATTCATGGAAAAGAGTAGAGGCTGGTATCAATGAGCGTAAAAAAAATAAAAAATAATTCGTGGCTAATAGAAATAAAAGAAAATCAAAAAACTAAAGAACTTTACTTTGAATTGCCACATGATGCATTAAGCCAAGTTGGATGGGATACTGGAGATGTTCTTAGTTGGGAAGAACTTGATAATGGAAATTGGAGAATAAGTAAGAAAGAAGAGTGATGAAATTTATTTTTGATGTAGATGGTACTTTAACACCAAGTAGAGGAATAATTGATTCAGAGTTTAAAAGCTTTTTGCTAGAATTTATTGAAAAAAATAAAGTTTATCTAGCCACTGGTTCAGATTATTCTAAAACACTAGAACAAGTTGGAATAGAAATTTGTGAATCTGTAGAAACATGCTTTAATTGTTCAGGTAATTCTGTTTGGAAAAAAGGTAAAGAAATAAGATCAGGTGTTTTTGAACTTGATGAACTACATCGAGAATATTTTCAATCTCGCTTAGAAGCAAGTAAATTTAAGCCAAAAACTGGTAGACACTTTGAAACTAGGCCAGGAATGGTCAACTTTTCTGTAGTTGGAAGGAATGCTTCTTTAGAAGATAGATTTCACTATAAGTTATGGGATGAGCATAAAAATGAACGTCATAGTATAGTTGAAGAATTTACAACTATGTTCGGCAATGGAATAGTTGTACAAGTAGCAGGTGATACTGGTTTAGACATTTTTCCAAAGGGATACGATAAATCACAAATCGCAAGCTTTGTAAAAGGCCCTGTAGTTTTCTTTGGTGATAAAATGATGCCAGGAGGTAATGATGAACCATTGGCTAATGAAGTTCTAAAAAGAACTGGTGGAAGAGCAATTCAAGTAGAAGATTGGGAAGATACATTTAGGAGATTAAAAGCAATATGAGTATACATATGAGTCACTATAACGAAGCATCTGAAGAGACAATTGAATTTAGTTCAGATATAGATGATGCTAGTACAACTGAACTTTGTGAAATGTTTCAAAGATTCTTACTTGCAATGGGTTACGTTTTACCTGAAAATAGTAGTGTACAAATCGTAGAAGATGTTGTATAATATTCTATATAATGTAAATGGAGAATCTTATGGCTAAATATGAGCCAAAAACTTATTCTAGTGATATTATTAATATGAAAAATCACTGGGCCGTTGGTACTATATGGGATGTTATTGGTAGTAGAGGTGATAACTATAACGTAAAGTTTTTAGATAAAGGCTTTAGTTGTGATTGCCCTGCTTTTAAGAAATGTAAACATATCAAAAAAATAGAGGAAGCTTTTAATGTCTGATTGGGCAAATGATATTTATATGATGCATAATAAATTTGGCGTCAAAGAATGGTTTGAAGCTAATAAAGATAATACTGATCTTATGAATACATATTTACGTTTTCGTTTAAATATGGTTCGTGAAGAATTGGATGAAACATGTGATGCTATTGAAGCAAAAGATCCAGAAGAAATTGTTGATGGTCTAATTGATTTATGTGTATTTGCGATTGGTACGCTTGATGTTTTTGGTGTAGACGCAAATGAAGCTTGGGATCGTGTGTATAAAGCAAATATGGCTAAGTCACCAGGTGTAAAAGAAGGTAGACCAAATCCATTTGGATTACCTGATTTAATTAAGCCTGAAGGCTGGACTGCTCCAACACATGAAGGTAATCATGGGAATTTCTCTGACGCTGTTTAACAGCATTTTTGATAATAAAACTGATAAAAATATGCAATTCTCAGATTGGCAACAATTTGAGAATCTACTATATCAACTCTCTAAAGTTGAAAGAAAAGATAAGAAAGATGCTCAACTTATCTCACCAGCTACATATCAACCAAATACTACTCGAGCCAACGCTAATGTGATTGATTGGTCAGGTTGGGCTGCTGTTGATGTTGACGATCATGTATTTAAAGGAAACTTAGAAAATGAACTATTTAGTCGTTATGGGAATTGGTATTACATTTGCTATTCAACTGCTAGCAGTACTCTTGATCATCCAAAGTTTAGACTTATCTTTCCGCTTAAGACTACAGTTGAAGTATCTTTTATCAAAAAATTCTGGTATGCTCTCAATACAGAACTCGGATCAATCGGAGATCGACAGACTAAAGACTTATCTCGCATGTATTACATCCCTGCGACTTATGATGGTGCTAATAATTTTATCTTCACCAATAGCTCAGGCCAGTTTATTGACCCATATGCATTAATAGATCAACACCCTCTTCCAGAAAAGAAAGGTGCTACTTTCTTTGAACGTTTACCAGAATCAATGCAAAAAATGATTGTTCAGCATCGTAAAGATCAAATGCAAAATAATCAAATACAATGGACGTCTTATCTAGATTGCCCATTTGTAAATAAAAATTTAATTGCTGAATATAAAGCAATTAGTGGAACCGGTTGGTATCATATGATGTATCGCATTATGGTATCAATTGCAGGCAATGCAGTAAAAAGAGAATATCCAATCACAGTTCAAGAGGTGGTTCAACTTTGCAAAGAACTTGATATGGAAACAGGCAATTGGTATGATAACCGCCCACTAGATAAAGAAGCTGAAAGGGCTATAGAATTTGTCTATAGTAATATGTAATGCAATTCAATGCTAAGAACGACTTAGATCCTGTAAAGCTATATAATAGAGCTGAAGCAGAAGCTAAACTAATTCATTCAAAACCTTCAACATGCCGAGGCAGATCTTTAAAAACTATTATCGAAACTGTAATGTATGGTCATGCAGCAGAACTATACTTGATAGACAATGAAGGATTTAAAGATGACACTAGAGAATATAAAGACGTAATTGACCTTGAAGGTGACGATGTTGAAGTTAAAGTTACTGAAGGAGAACATTATGTTTCTTATGTTTTAGAAAGATGCAATGCCGCAGCAAAAGAAACATGGAGAAAATATCCAGAAAAACTTTATATCTTTATTGGAAATAAAAAAACATACGATTATTATCTACATGGAATTTATTTATGGAATGGTGAACAATTTTGTTTACAACAAGAAGAAAGTATTGTATAATATACCTATTATATCAATGGAGTCCCTATGAAATACGATTCAAATAAACCACCTTTGCATCTTATTCCACCAGAAATTTTAGTTGAAATTGCCGAAATCTTTGCTTTTGGCGCTGAAAAATATGGTGAAAATAATTGGCGTGATGATGGTGGTTCTACTGGTTTTGGTAGAACCTATTCGTCTATTCAACGTCATCTTAATTCATTTTGGCAAGGTGAAGATATAGATCCTGAATCTGGTAAAAACCATTTGGTTCATGCTCTTACTCAGTTAATTATTCTTCGTATTCACCAACTTGAACATCCCGAAATGGACGACCGTTACAATATAACACGAGGAAAAAATGAAACTACTAAATGAAGACGTATATAAAATTAAAGTCCAAGAAGAAGATGGTGAAATCTTCTTTGAATTTCCAGATCAACTAATTGAAGAAATGGCTTGGCAGGCTGGTGATGTTTTAGTTTGGGCTAAGACTGAAGAAGGTTGGCTATTAACTAAAGAGAATAAAGAATGACTATTGGATTTACTTGTTCAACCTTTGACTTGCTTCATGCAGGTCACATTGCTATGTTAAGAGAAGCAAAATCACAATGTGATTATCTTATTTGTGGTTTGCAAGTAGATCCATCTTTAGATCGTGCTGAAAAGAATTCCCCAGTACAAAGTTTAGTTGAAAGGCATGTACAACTTTCAGCTGTAAATTATGTTGATGAGATCATTCCGTATTGTACAGAAGCAGATTTACTTGATATAATAAACATGTATCCAATTAATATTCGTATTCTTGGAGATGAATATAGAGATAAAGATTTTACTGGTAAAGATGAATGTCGAAAACGTGGTATTCAACTTTATTTCAATAAACGAGACCATAGGTTCTCATCTTCTGATTTAAGAAAGAGAGTTTGTAATGCGACTACATAGTGTAAAAGATATTCGTGAACACTTTATTGGTGAACTTTATGATGGTGAGTTTACTGTAGATAAAACTGGTCAAAAAACAATTGAGCTATTTGGCGCATCTTTTCTTGCTACAGCCCCAGCTATCTTTGGTGAACCAGTGAAAGATTATATTGACGCTGAAATTGCTTGGTATGAGTCTCAATCTACTAATATTAATAAACTTGCTAAGATTTATGGTAAATCACCGGTTGCTTGGCAGTATGCAGCAAATGACTATGGTGAGATAAATTCTAACTATGGTCACTTAATTTATTCAGAAAAGTTTTACAGTCAATATCAAAATGTTCTTCAAGAATTACTTAACAATCCAGACGGCCGTAGAGCTACAATGGTCTATAATCGACCATCTATTTGGAAGGAGTATAATGAAGATGGAAAATCTGACTTTATTTGTACTAATGCCGTTAGCTATTATATACGCGATGGCATTTTACATGCTGTAGTTCAAATGCGCTCTAATGATGCAGTATTTGGCTACAAAAACGACTATGCTTGGCAATTCCATCTTATGGAAAAACTTTGCTTTGATTATAATCATGAAGATCGGTATGTAAGTGGAAATACAATTGAACCAGGTATGATGATGTGGCAAGTTCAAAACTTGCATGTTTATGAACGTCACTTTCATTTGGTGAAGTAATGAGTAAAATTATATTAATATCTGACATTGTAGAAACTAAGATTCGCAAAGAAAAAGAGTTGCAGTATTATCAAGAAGAACTTGAAAAGCTTAAACAAAAAATGTGGTTTATTCAAAAAGATATTGATATTACAAATTTAATTATTAATATGATCGAAAAAGAAAAAATTGTAGATCTTAAGGAGCAAATGGAAACTAAAATGTTAGGAAAAGATGATGCCGACACTTGATAGCCATTGGCATGGAAGATATTTAGAGTTAGCTCGTGCTGTTGGATCTTGGTCTAAAGATCCTTCTAAAAAAATAGGAGCCATTGCTGTTGGAGCGAAAGGTCAAGTTTTAGCACAAGGTTATAATGGACTTCCTAGAGGTATTGCTGATTTACCAGAAAGATTAAACAATCGTGAACAAAAATATAAGTATGTAGTTCACGCTGAAATGAATTTGATATATAATGCATCTTATAATGGAGCTTCTCTTGATGGGTCAACTGTATATGTTACTGGTCTACCTATCTGTTCTGAATGTGCAAAAGGTTTGATTCAAGTTGGAGTATCACAAGTTATAATGGAAAACTTAAAAGAAATCCCAGAGCAATGGGTGGAATCTTTTGAATTTACTAAATCTTTGTTTAGGGAGGCCGGGGTTGTCTGGCAATTTCATGATTGAGCATATTATTATTCCAACTTTAGGCCGTATGGATAAACAAGTTACATATAATAACTTACCTAAAAAATACCAAGAAAAAGTAACCTTTGTAGTTCAAGCTCACGAGTTTGAAGAAATGAGAGATAGATATGGTGACGCTGTTATTAGCCTTCCTGATAATATATCTAGAATCGCACCTACGCGTGAATGGATATTTAACAACTACCGAGAGTTTCGTCATATGGTTTTTGATGATGACCTTGATTTTGTTGTAAAAGAACCAAATGAAGGTGAAGGAACTAAATGGCTATCACGCAGGTTTACAGATCAAGATTTTGACGACGCATTTGATTTAATGGATCAATGGATGGACGAAGGTATTATCTATGGAGGATTTCTTCCAGCTTGGGTAATTCCAGATGTTCGTCAATGGCCTGTTCGTGAGTGCCAAAGAATTATGACTAATGTATTTTATGATGGCCCAAAAGTTCCAACTAATATTGAATGGAGTCGAGTTGCTGCAGCCGAAGATTTTGATGTAAATCTGCAATTACTTACAAAGGGATTTAAAAATCGTATTAGTGCTAAATATATGGTAACCTGTTCTGAAACAAATGCAGAAGGCGGTTGTTCTACTTGGCGTACTCTTGAAGTACATAACGAAGCACAACGTAAACTTGCAGAGCTTTGGCCTGACTTTGTAAAAGTTAGAGAAAAAGAAGTTCCATCAGGACCTTGGAAAGGTAAAATGAAATTAGCAACAACTATTCAACATAAGAAAGCTTATGAGTCTAGCCAAGTACAATCTTTGGAGGACTTTTTCGGATGAATTACGCAAGCATAGTACCACTTATTGGAGGTGAAACCATTGCAATGGAAAATGCCTTTAATAAAAAACCGGAGTATATTTTAAGTTATGAAGCATTTGGAAACAACGACCAACACCTTGTTGAGCACTATGAAGGAAAAGTTCCTTACCATATTCTTAATGGCGATGGCAATGATCGCAGCTATCCCACTGTCGACATTATTAATACTGTGTGCCCTTGTGCTGGTCTTAGTAGCCTCAGTCCTTCAGCTGCTTCGGACAATAGTGCAAACGATTGGATGTTTATTACTTCTGAGTACGTTCTTGGTACTTTGGCCCCTAAAGTATTCTGGGGTGAAAATGCTCCAAGACTTGCATCAAAGATGGGAGAGCCTGTTGTCAAACGTCTTAGAGATATTGGAGCCAAGCATGGATACACATTCTCAATCTACAAAACAAAATCTATTCTACACGGACTATCTCAGGTAAGAGATAGAACATTTTATTTCTTTTGGAAAGGTACTGAAGTTCCTCTTTTCCCATATATAAATCGTGAGCATGAAAAAATTGAAGATACAATACGAAATGCTTTTGTATCTGAAGACGATCCAATGAATATGCTTACAAATACTAAAACTCCATCAGAAAATCCATTCTATAAGTATGTGCTACAAGAAATGGAAGGTGGTATTACTCACCAAGAATTTGCTTCTAAAATTGAAAAAACAACCAATCCTTTAGATTATATTGAAGCAGCTGGTATTACTTATGATAAAGTAGGTGAATGGATGACTGCAAATGGTTATGAAAGAGAAGCTGCAAAGTGCACTCGCATGTATGAAAAACTAAAAGCAGGCGGAAACATCATGCGCAAAAATACTGAAATTCCAAAAAACTATATTGGAGCTTTTGTTGGCCATATGCCAACTTCAATTGCTCATCCAGACGAAGATCGGTATATTACAATAAGAGAAGCGCTAGCAATTATGAAGCTTCCAGATAATTTCCAGCTAAAAGGTGGATTAAAAAATTTAAACCATATTTGTCAGAATGTGCCAGTTACTACAGCACAAGATATGGCTCAAATGGTAAAAGATTATTTAGACCAAAAACTAGATACAATTCATTCCGCATTTATAGTTCAAGATAATAAGACTCAAACATATAACGCCGAGTTTGAGGTTCAAACTCTAGAGGAATTTATGTAATGAAGCTTTATTATGATATTGCAAATAAAGATATCGGTTTTAATATAGAAGATTCTGTAGGTCCATTACGAAAAAACACTCCAGATTGGTGGAAAGACTTAAGTGTATTTCAAAATGGAGCAAAAAATATAAAAGAGTTTTGGGAAAAGTTTGATTGGAATATTTTTAGTAATGCAGAAATATTTACAACAGTAAAAGTATGTCCAGGAATGAAGCAGCATTTCGATAATTCAATATTGTTGAAATTTCCATGCGATATAATTTTGGAAACAAATGCTGATGGAGGATACATATTTAAGTCTTCAAATAAAGATCTTTTTGTTAGTGCTCACGATAAAGATCAAGCTCCAGCAATAGGTGAAAATTTTATTATTCTTAAGTTTGTCGTAAACTTTAGTTTAATGACGAGTAAAAAATCTCAAATGTCTTTTGTAGATCCTATTATGTTTAAAGATCAACCATATAGAGCTTCTCCTGGTTGTGTATATTGTTTTGAAGAACCAGTTTTACCAAATTTTATTTGTTTTTTTCCAAAGAAAAACGAACGATACTATTTTAAAGCTGGAGATCCTATGGCAATATTACAATTTAGTGACCCAATTGAATCTTTTACTCAAAAAGATCTTTCTTATTTTGCAAATAAAAGAAGAAATGGAGTAAAATCTTTTTTTCTCCATTCAAAAAAGTAGTTTACAAATTAATGTATTTGTGGTATAATATATTAAATATTACAAGAAAAGGTGATTTATATGTCAGTTATGGATAAACTTAAAAAGAACTCAAAACTTAAAAATACTGAAGTTCTTTCAAAATCCAAATTTTTTACAGAAAAGGATATGGTTGCAACTGAAGTGCCAATGGTAAACGTTGCTTTGTCTGGTTCTGTTGATGGTGGTCTTACTCCAGGTATGACTGTTCTTGCAGGTCCTTCAAAACACTTTAAAACTTCTTTTGCCCTTTTGATGGCAGCTGCTTATATGAATAAGTACGAAGATGCTGTTATGCTATTTTACGATTCTGAATTTGGTTCTCCTCAATCTTATTTTGAATCATTTGGTGTAGATCCATCCCGAGTACTTCATACTCCAATTACTAATGTTGAAGAACTTAAGTTTGATTTGATTGGCCAACTTGAAAATATTGAACGTGAAGATAAAGTAATTGTTGTAATCGATTCAATTGGTAACCTTGCATCTAAGAAAGAACTTGAAGATGCTATTAATGAAAAGTCAGTTGCTGATATGTCCCGTGCAAAAGCCTTGAAAGGTCTTTTCCGTATGACAACTCCGTATTTGACTATGCGTGATATTCCTCTTTTGGCCATTAACCATACGTATCAAGAAATTGGTTTGTTTCCAAAAGCTGTTGTTTCTGGTGGTACAGGTATCTACTATTCAGCAGATAATATCTGGATTATTGGCCGTCGTCAAAACAAAAAAGGTACAGAAATTACTGGTTATGATTTCGTAATTAATGTTGATAAATCTCGTTATGTAAAAGAAAAGTCAAAAATTCCAATCTCAGTATCTTGGGATGGAGGTGTAGAACAATATTCTGGCTTGCTTGAAGTTGCTATGGTTGGTGGGTATGTTCGTAAACCTAGTAATGGCTGGTATGAATCTATTGATCCAGCAACTGGTGAACTATTATGTTCAAGTAAAGTTCGTGAAGCTGAAACACTTAAAGAAGAGTTTTGGAAACCAGTATTTGAGAAAACTAATTTCAAAGAATTTGTAAAAGAACACTATACTATTGGTTATAAATCTCAAATTGATGAAGCAGCATTTGAGGGTGTACTTGAAGGAGTAGATGATGTATAATAGTCTTACATATCATGATTATGAAAGAGTTGAATTTAGAAAAGGTAGCAATCATGACTCTTTTAAATTATTAACAGGCCAATGGGCCGGAACAATTATCACCTTTGGCGAGGTCGCAGTAAAACATAATTTGGGTGGAGAACCACCTAAATTGAATTTTCAATATCAAATTGAAGAGACACCTTTAGATCCCGATGAGCTAGAAGAAGATGTTGATTTTAATGAATATCTTGGTGATGTACTAGTTCACATTATCGAACAAGCTATAGAAGAAAATAATTTTGCAATTGGCGAGAAACCGAATGGAACCGAATCTACAGACAACAATACTGAGGAACTTAATTAATAATGAAGACTACACACGCAAAGTTATTCCATTTTTAAAGAAAGAATATTTTGAAGGAGTACATAAAGTTGTATTCAATCAAATTCTTAGTTTTGTAGAAAAATATAATAAATTACCAAATGGTGAAGCTCTAGCTATCGAGGTAGAGTCTCAACCCATTACCGATGGAGAATATTCTGAAGCAGTTTCTGTAATTAAAGAAGTAGCTCGCGACGAAGAAATCAATTATGATTGGCTAGTTGAAAATACTGAAAAGTGGTGTCAAGATCGAGCAATTTATCTTGCTATTATGAAATCAATTAATATTATTGATGGAAAAGATCCGCAACTAACTAAAAATGCCTTACCAGAACTTCTTTCAAGCGCTTTATCAGTAGCGTTTGATACGAATATTGGTCATGACTATATTGATGACTTTCAAACTCGTTATGATTTTTATCATCGTCAAGAAGAGCGTATTCCGTTTGATCTTGACTATTTCAATCAAATCACAAAAGGTGGTCTTCCAAATAAAACACTTAATATTGCTCTAGCTGGTACTGGTGTAGGTAAATCTTTGTTCATGTGTCATGTTGCTGGTTCTGTTCTTGCTCAAGGAAAAAATGCATTGTATATCACTATGGAAATGGCTGAAGAACGTATTGCCGAGCGTATTGATGCAAACTTAATGAATACGCCTATTGATCAGCTTCCAAACTTATCAAAAGACATGTTTGGAAATAAAGTTGCTCAAATTGCAAACAAAACAAGTGGCAAACTTGTTGTGAAAGAATATCCAACTGGGGCTGCTCATGTTGGTCACTTTAGAGCTCTTATGAAAGAGTTACAACTAAAGAAAAACTTTAAGCCCGATATTGTGTTTATTGATTACTTAAACATTTGTGCATCTTCACGAATGAAAGGAATGGGTGGTGCAATTAATTCATATTCGTACATCAAAGCAATTGCAGAAGAAATTCGAGGACTTGCAGTTGAATTCGACGTACCAATTGTCTCAGCGACTCAAACAACTCGATCAGGATATTCAAACTCTGACGTCGGTCTTGAAGATACGTCTGAATCATTCGGATTACCTGCTACAGCCGATCTTATGTTTGCTCTCATCTCAAACGAAGAACTCGAAGGACTCGGACAAATCTTAGTAAAACAATTAAAGAATAGATATAATGATCCAAGCGCTAATAAACGATTTGTTATTGGTGTTGATAAATCAAAAATGAAACTATATGATGTTGAACAATCAGCACAACAAATTATGGATTCAGGACAGCCACCAGTTGCTGATTACTCGCAAAATAATGTAAAGAAATTTGAAGGATTTAAAATATAAATGCATGCCAAACTTATATCCTATAGCCAACCCATTGGTCGTATCCACGCAGGAGAACTTGCGTTCAAGGGGCTTAACAACATCCAAGACCTCATCGCGTATTGCGCCCGTGTCTCCAATCCGGCAAACCAAGCTAACACCAAAACAACACCAAAGCTACTTCAGTACCTTATCAAACATAAACACTGGTCACCATTCGAAATGGCATCAGCCTGTATCGAAATCGAAACAACCCGAGACATTGCAAGACAACTCATTCGTCACAGGTCATTTTCATTTCAAGAGTTTTCTCAGCGGTATGCTGACATCCGCGATCTTGATGATAATTTTGTTATAAGAGAAGCTCGCTTACAAGATCCTATTAATCGTCAGAATAGTGTAAAAACTGATGACACAGCTTTGATTGAGCAATGGGAACAACAACAAAAGGAGTTAATTGAACATGCAAAGACGGTTTATAAGTGGGCGATTGACTCAGGAATTGCCAAAGAGCAAGCACGGGCCGTACTCCCTGAAGGCAACACTGTCTCAAAGCTATACGTCA